CAACTCACGCAAGACATTCTGCGTTGTGCCAGGCGCCGCTTTACCTGCCAGCTTTAGCAGCGCATTGGCAGCAGTCCCGGCACCTGTTGCCGCTTCAGCCCCCGCCGCCAAATAGCGTTGCCCCGACGTTTGCGGTTCGCGGAATACGCCGGGCGCCATGCTTGTCAGCCCTTGGCGGACAACATCTGACGGCACAGGCAGTCGGTTTTCCGACCCAAGCGCGCCAGCACCAAAGTTGTATAGCGTAGCCGTAAGATCCGTTGCGCCAAGCGCAAGCGGCGCCGCCACCAGCCCGAAAGGCCCACCGACCGCCGCACCGCCGCCTGCGGCGAGGGCATACGGCGCTACTGCGCGGTTAATCACGCCGGCGTACTGCCCTACCGCACCAGAAGATTCGGGCGCGGGTGCGGCGGCTTTGGGCTTTGCCGCCGCCGCGCGAATACGCGCGCGGGCTAGCGCAAGCGCCTGCTGCTGCTCTAGCGTCAGGGCGTCTGCTGCCACAGCTTCTTTTCCTCTGGCGTAAGCGCGTTCCACTCGTCGGCGGAGACGTTGGCCGGTCTACCGAATCGGGCGCGTGCGCGCGCCGGCTTGGAGATTTCCGTTTTCGGCCGTCGCGTGGCTTGGAAGAACGGGTCAAGCTCGCCGCTGCGGATGCGCTGATTGAATCGATCAATCGCGCGCCCCTTGATGCTTGCGCGGATTCGCGCCATTTCGGTGAGCGTCTGCTGATTGAGCGTAATAGTGCCAGACACGACTTCGCGCAGATATTCGCGCTCGGCGGGCGTATCCAAGCCTCGCGCACCGATGCCCAAAGATTGGATATTGGCGAACACGTCTTGACCAAGAAGCGCGTTGAGCAGTTCCGTGTCGCGGACTTTGGCCGCCGCAGTCTTGTCGCCCTTGACGCTTGCGATGATGCGGTTGAACTCCAACGCAATCGGCGCGGTGATGCCGGTGGCGGGCTGCCCTTGCTCCAACAGATCCAACGCCGCGTTGTCCCGCTCCAAATCCGCTGAGGCTTTCTCCGCAGCGGCATACGCCGCCAAATCCGCCTCACCTTGCCCCTTACCGACCGTTTCGGCGTATTTAGTTTCCGCTGCCGGAAGGAATGTGTTGACCGTAGTGCGCGGCGCGTTAGGCGACGGCGTGGTGGCCGCGACCGACCCCGGCAGCACCGAGGCAGGGCCGGCACCATATTTCGGCGCAGTCAGCGTGCGGACGGACCCGCCCAAATCTTGGTTGATGAAGTGCCGCTCGGCCTGCTTCTCGGCGTCAATCGCCTGCGACTGAAGCAATTGCAGCCCTTGCGCAAGCTGCGCCGGGTCGTCGGGCATCTGCTCAAACAGAGCCGTCACATCAGGCGACAGCAACCCCGCGCTCGTCATCTGGCTGACCCACGGCGCAAGCGTAGCCTTGTTCAGCCGCTCGGGTGGCAAGCTCAAGAACGCTCCCGCCGTCTGCCCCAAGAGTTGAGCGCCTTTCATGCGCCGCTCAAGGTCTTTGGTATCCGCACCGACGCGCTCACCGCGCGCCTTGTGCATGGCCGCCACATAATCGGCGCCCCCAGGCGTGCGCATCAGCGTTTCCTCGTCAGCCCCGCTTGCAAGCGCTTGCTGCAACAGCATAGCGTTTGACTGCTCCCGCTCTGCGGCTTGGAGCTTCAAAGCGTTCAACTGATCGGTCTGCTCGTTCACACGCCGACCGCGCGCAAACTCCTGCCCCCGCACATACTGCTCAAGGAAGTTGACCGGCTGGATCTGCGTGTCACCGATGATAGGCATACCGAGTCCTCAACCGTAGCCGCCGTAGCGCGGCCCCTGATAGTTGACCGCCATCGTGTTAGCGCCCATAGCCGGTCGCGCGCCGCCGCCGAATATCCCGTACCCAAGAGCCGCTTGGCCAAGGGCGTTGGAAATAGCGTTGGCAGAGCCGATATAGCCCGACGCGCGGGCGCGTCCAGACTCCATCATCATGTTGCCGGCGTTGACGCCGTACTGCCCGGCGGCGTTGCTCACCTGTTGCGCAGCGGTTTGCCCCGCGCCATAGAGACTGCCAAGGACGCCTAGACGCTCGCTCTTGAGCGCCTGCGCGCGGTTGAAGGCGTTGAGATACTCTTGCGATGCCATGTCCTGGCCATAGCGACCAGCGGCCTTGAGCGCAGCGCCCGACATCATGCCGCCGCGAGCTGCGGCGGTGCGGTCGAGCGCCTTCATGCCTTCGGACAGCCGGAACCCGTAGCCGGGGTCCATCTCTAAATCGGCCATCGTGTAGTTGCGGCCAAGACTGCCGTAGCCCGCTGAATTGGGGTCGCCGCCAAGCCCGAGCATCCGCATCAGTTCGTTCTGGCCGGTGATGCCGGCTTCGCGGAACGGCTCGTTGAGCTGCACTTGCCGCTCAAACATTTCGCGCTGCAACTGCGTGGCCTGATCGGCCGACTGCTGTTGCGCGCGCGATGCCTTGCGGGATGCGCGGGCGGACATACCGCCGCCGATAAGCGCGGAGCCAATGATTGCGGTTTCAATGCCCATTTGCGTGACCTCTTACATACAAGCCGTCAAGGTTCTCAAACCCTAGCCGACGCAGAATACCGTGCATATGGTCGTGTCCGTCCGTAACGCGGGTGGTGACCCGCTCACGGTCGAACAGTTTGGCCAACAAACCTTTTGTTGCCCACCGCCGCCGCCAAGACGGCAGCACGGATACGTGCAATTCGTCGCCGTTGAAGTACACCGCACCAATGCACACGCCGTTGCGGACAAGCGCCTTGATGTCCCAATCTTCCATTGCGGCGGCGTAACTGTCAAATGACGGGCGGTTGTTCCAGTCGGTCGCGTGATAGCCGACCTGCAACGCTTGCGCCCGGTCGTCTACCAACTCCGTCACGACACTTCCCTGCCTGAGCAGCGGATGTTGATGGCCGACGCCGTGCCGGCGATGGTCGAGATATACCCGCCAGACGCAAGCACATGCCCGACCAGTTCGGGGAAGGTGTAGGTTTCGGACGGCAGCAGCGTCTTGGACTTGACGATCAAGTTCTGGTTGCCCGGCGTGTCGTTGAGCGTCACCAGATTGACCGATAGCGTGGCCGCCGCAGAACTGTAGTTGGTGGCGGTGAACTTGTCGATGATGGCCGACACGCCCGAGGCCACATACTGCGTGGTCTGCGTGTTGAGCGCCGTGCGAGGGGACACCAAGACTTGAACAGCTACAGCCATACTTACCTCAAGGCGCGGAATCAACTTCCACGGTTATCGTACAGAAATTCACGACGGTTTGCGTGGCCGCGTTGCGTATACGGATATACAGTTCGCGCTCCACAAAGTTATTTGTGGCAGACAAAGTGAAGTCACGGGTAGTGCCTAAACTTAGCCAAGTGCCAGACGCGGCGCCCCCTGTAGATCCCCCGCCCGCAATACCTCCAGGACCGCCGCCGATTGGCGACCATTGCGCGTAGACCTCGTAATCGGCGGCAGTGCCGCTAGTCAACCATTGCCCGGCGATAGCCGTCAGCACCCCCGCCGAATTGGTGGCCGACGCTACCCCCGTACTAGCAAGACGATATGTTGCGGTAGCCGTACCGCCGACGCCCGACAAAGAGTTGTTCAACGCCGACTGATCGGACAACACGATGTTGGTCGGGTACGTCCAGTAAAAGCAGACACTACCATCCCCGCCGTTCCATCCAAAATTGTCGTCGCCAAACCCGCCGCCGCCCGGCGTAACGCCTGGCGCGCCGCCGGCCCCACCACCGCCAGCGGTGTTTCCGGCGTTGCCGCCCAAGCCGATAGTGCCTGCGGTGGGAGCTGAACCCAAATCCCAAGGGATACCGCCCGTAAGCGTAGTCGTACCTGCCGCTCCCGGCACCGTCGCCTGACCGCCTTTGCCGCCGCCGGCCGCTAGAGAAATGGTCGGGGATGTGGGCGGGACGCTGATAGTGGAGTCGCCGCCATCTGCGCCGCCCGCAACACCTACGCTGCCTAGCCCAAGCGCACCCACGGCGTAGTCGATTTGCGTGGTGCCGCCGACGACGGAGAACGACCGTTTGACAAACGCCGCGCCGCCCCCGCCATAGCCAGAGCTTCCGAAGTTGCCCCCGCCGCCGCCGCCGCCGCCCCACAACTCCACCGTGCAGCCCGTAGCACCGCTAGGAGCCGTGATGGTCCCCGTGGTGCCGGGAGCCTTGCACTCTGCGGAAGGCCCGCCTGCGGTGCTACTGAGCAGTACAAGCGCGATGTGGGCCATCAGCTCACTCCCGGCCCGCCAATCAGCCACGAAGTGCTGCTGATCTTGTGCAGCACCGCCATACCGTTGCGCGCGACAGTGCGCGTGCCGGTTGTGGTGCTGTTGGCAAGCGTGAGCGTGTCGCTAGTGATAGCGACCGACAGTGAAGTGGTGTTGGTGTTGACCAACAAAATGACCGTACCGACCGGGAACGCCACTGATCCGTTGGCGGGGATGGTCAGCGTCAGGCTAGTGCCGTTCATCAGCACCGACTTACTCGCATCCGAAAGGATAAGGGTGTAGTTGGTGGTCTTGGACACCTGCGGCGCGTCCCGGTACCCGACCGGGTAGTTGGTGCTAGAAGGTGCGTTGTCCGGGATTTGCGCTGTGCCAGTAAAGGTCGGGTTGTTGATCGGCGCATAGGTAGACGCCGCCGCCGTAGTGGTCAGGGCGTTAGTGATGCCATAACCCGCCACCGTGGTCGGAGTACTTGTGATTTCCGACCACGCCACGCCGGCGATGGACAGGTCATTGATGCCCGTCAAGTCGTCGTAGGTGCCGATAGGTACATTGGCAGCGGTAGTCAACACAAACTTGTACGCCGATCCGGTATCAAGCCAAATGGTCTGCGGAACCCGCCCGGCAGAGTCCAGCACAATCGGGTTGGCGTGAGGGGTCGCGCCCGTAGCCGAAGTATAGGTGGCAAGCGGCGTAGTGGTGCCGGCGATGTAGGTCAGGATTTTGCCCCCCGCCAACGGATTGCCGCTGTTGTCAAAGAACTGCGCGCCGGCGCCAGCCACAGGGGAGAGGTGAACGGTCATATATACACCTGCGTCATGGTGAGGATGACGGAGGGGATGCCAGGAACAACACCCGCCGCCACCTTGGATTGTATCTGCACGGTCGTGTCATCGACCGCCCACATCAACTGAAAGTAGTCGCCGTCCGACATGGAGACGAACAGATTGGCCGCCACGAAGATTTCGGCGTTGTTGCCTTGAATACGAACTTCGGAGGCAGAGTCCGCAATATTGTTGCCGTTGATGCGCCCCCACACCCAAAAGATGCCGGTGCCGCCTGCGGTCTTGTCTAATTGCAGCGAAAACTGCATGTTGTAGACCGCCGGACGCGTGACCTTGATGTGGGTGGAATCGCCCGGATCGACATACACGCCATAGCGGTTGGACGACGTGTTGAACTTCATTGCGTAGGCCGTGTTGATGGCCGCCGCCGTCTGCGTGGTTGTGTCGTAGAACTGCCCGTAGTTGATGGGGTTTGGCTCAAACCGCGGCGGGCTGACGCCAAGCGCTTGAAGTTGCGATTGCAGGACGCCAAGTTCGGCGTCGGCAGCGCCGTTGGTAGGCGTCAGCTCCAGATCGGCAAGCGATATGTCGGTCGTGCCGCCACCCGTCAGTTGAAACTGATTGTTGAGATAGCGGAACCACTCGCGCGAAATGAGGCCGGTGCGCTCGTCAATAAGCGGCACTCGCGGTGCGGGGATGTTGGTGACATTAGGCATCGGTCTGCTCTATCGTCAGTTCCGCGCCCATCAGCGCCACAATGACCGGATCGGCGCCAGACACTTCGTACACCCGGTCGCGGGACTTGAGCGTAGCGCCCAAGCGGTTCCACAGCACGCGCGTCTCCGTGCGGCCGATGCGGCCCATCGACCGCCAGTATTCGTAGCTCCAGGTGTGCCCGCCATCGTCCGACCACCGCAGCATCACCTGCGGGTCTTGCGCAACCCCGGAACCAGACAAGCCTACGCCTGTCTGGCAATCCAATTGCAGACGGCGGTGAAGCGTGCGCTTCATGTCGTTCTGACCAGGCGCAAGCGCGCGCCATGACCGCAGCCACTTCTGTTCCGTTCCGTTGTCGGAAAAGTGCGCGAGGTCAAAGGCATACAGCTTGCCGTCCTCAAAATCGCCCACCACGGGTTCGCCATTGAACCGCGCATGGCAGTTGGACCGATGCCGACGAAACCGCCCATCCACCAACGCCGCTCGTTCGTGCCAAGCGTTGGTCGAGGCGTCAAGCACCCAAGTCGTCTCCGCGCTCGGGAATATCAGGACATAGAAAGCGTGGCCGTCCTGCTGATAGGTGTATGCCACCGCATCCGACATGTCGGCATAGCCTTGAATGGCGAATTCAACGGCATGGGTGGACACTCGCACGCCCTGATAGCCCTGCGCTCGGTAGACGATGCCCTGACCGCGCGCGTCGGCGCCAAGCCAGAACACGCTGTTGTCAAGCTTGGCGACCGAGTAGGGGGCGATGCAGCCGATTTCGTTATACGCGCCTTGGATGCGCGTCAGCGGGAAATCGGGGTCGCCCGAGTTGTACCAGACTTCGACCGAGTTGGTGCCGAACAACCACACTTCGCGGTGATCGACCGCCAATGACACCAAGCCGTCCGGCGAACCTTCCGCGCTAGCAAAGTCCAGCGGGTCTACGGACAGGCCGTCAAGCAGATCCGTGATCCACACCTTCTGGCTGTTCGGTTCGTTGAACACGAAGTAGCCGTCAAGGTAGCCGACATTGACCGCGCCCGGAAAATCCGGGTCGGTGATTTTGGCGAACGCCGCCGTGTTGAAGTTGTAGATGAACCCGTCAGGGTTGCAGGCGATAAACAACTGCGTGCCGTTGTCGGCCATCGACACCGGGCCAAAGCCTGTAATGTCGCCCAACTTGGTCTGCGTCAGGTTGGCGGTGACCTTGTAGAACTCCGTACCGCTTGCCACATAGACATCCGTGCCGTTCGCCCACAGACCCCGAATGGGGCCGCTGCCGACCGTGGCGACTAGCCGCAGCCCAGGGCAGCGTTGCAGGTAGGCAGGCTCTTTACCGCCCTCGGGGATAGCCTCGGGGTACAGATTGACCATCCGGTTGTCGGCAGCATTAGGGCTACGCAATACGTAGCTGCTTCCGAGAAACGGCGTTTTCATCAGTAGTTGCCGGCGAAGATGTTGAAGCGGTTGCGCCGCGCCATGAGGCTGTACGGCATCGCCATGATGTCGGCAGGGCCGTTGATGCGCTTAAGCGTGCGCTTGCTCACCATTGCAATCCGACGCACATCTGCCGCCGGACTGACATTGAATTCCGGCGCTAGCTCAAGCGCCAAGTTGTACCGGAACGCGCGCACATACCCCGGCGGAAACAGCAGTTCCGTCTCAAGCCCGGCCGCCGAAGTGAGCGGCGTGACCGACACAAAATGGAACTCCAGCGAGCGAGACGGCACCGGATATACCGATAGCGTGATGTCGGGGTAGGTCATGTTCACCCACATGACCTGCGGAAAGGTGCTAGTGACGGTCTTGACCGCGATGTTGTTGTACTGCAACTGGTTCAAGAACTTGATGCCATACGACACATTGGTCGTCGGATCGCGGAAGAAAGTGGAGTCTTGCAGAAGGATGGGCCGCTGCGAGGAGTACCCGTTCGGCACAATCAATTCGTCGTTCTGCGTAGTGAGCGGGTCGCCCCCCTCCGTGGCTAGCGGGTAGAGGAAATCGCCCGAAGGCCCAAGCGTGCGGACGCGATTGCCCGCATCCCAAGTGAACACTTGGTCCTGCGTGGAAAACACTGACAGCCGCTCGGTACTCCAGCTCTCCAACATTTCGTTGAGCGCGGCGATATTGTCTTGGTAGACCGCTTCGGGCAAGACATTACCCGAAGCGGTCAGCCCCAAGAGTCGGTGCGCCCCGTTCAGCAGCTCCCGGACGGTGGCCATTTAGCCCCCCATCGTCGCTTGCGGAATAGACCCCACATCAGTGTAGATGTTTGAGTTAGGAACGTTGCCCACCTTGGAGTTGGGCAATTTCTGGATGTTCGTGCGGATCAAGCCGTCCAAGTCGGTCTTGAGGTTGGCCACCACTTCCTGCGACACGCGGGTGCCGAACTCGGGTGCCAACTCGACCGCAAGCGACAGCTCAAGCAAACGCTGATAGCCGGGCGGAAGGTACTGCGTTGTGGTGAGCGTGGTGTACTGACCGATCATCTTCTCGGCTTTGAGGAAGATGGACACCGCCGCGTTTGGCGTCGGGTAGAGGATGATGCGACCATACGGCGCATCAGGACGGTACAGCAGCTTGGTGGGCGTACCCGTAGCCGCCTTGGTGGCGATGTTCGTCCAATACTGCTCGGTGATAAGCCCGAGCGGCGTATCCACGTTGCTGATGCGGACGAACGCGCCGACGATGCGGATAGGGCGATTGGTGACAAAATCAGCCGCCGGCGTAACGCCAGGTTCGTTGCCGATGGTGTAGGTGCTTTGCCCGTTGACCGTGGTGAACTGCTCCGCCAGCGTGGCGAAGTAGTATTGCGGGTTAGCCGAGTATGCGTCGATGACGGAGTTGAGGCTGTACAGGGAGTCCTGCGCCTCTGCCGCCGTGGGCGCTTCGCCCGAGGCCAGCACACCCAACAGACGCATGGACTTGTAGATGATGTCCTGCGCATTGACAGCCATGAATCAAACCTCCGGGGATCGGCGCCTGCGCTTACCCTCAAGATTGTTGGTGACTTCCCCTTCCGGTTCTGGCGGGGGGTCGTCAGGATTGTACTGCACCCACCCTTGGCGCAAGTCGGCGGCCATTTCCATTTCGGAAATGGCCACCTTGTTGCCGTGCCGCGGGTGGCGCAGGTAGAAGTGCATCAGGCCGGCGCGATGACGAGCGCGTAGACCGGGACAGTCACCGTGTTGGCGAGCGTGCCGGTAGCAGCCGCGCGGACACGCAACCGATCACCGCGCGCGACGACAAGGTTTGCCGCCGTGCCGTTCAGCACCAAGTCACGCCGACCGTTGGCGACCAGCGCCGAACCGCCCGTGACCTGCGTGGTGTTCGCAGCCGTAGCCGCAAGCACCGCCGTCGAACCTGCGCCGGCTTGGCCTAGGTTCGTGATGCTGAACGTGATGTAGTTGGTGTTGTTGGCCGCCAACGCATCCGCGCCCGAAAACAGCGCCGCCGTGATCACGCCGTTGAAAGGCGCAATAATGGCATTGTCGGTGTTGCCGGTCGTGGCCACGGTAACGCTGTGCGTCTGCACCACCGCACCCGCAAACAGACCGTTCTCGGTCAGCGCAGCGGGGGCGATAGTGGTGCCAGACTCAAGTGCCGGGTCAGCGTATGCAACGCCAACAGGCTTGGAATTGGGCATCGAAGTTCTCCTAGAAAGGTGCGGCCCCCGCGTCGGTCAGACGCAGGGGCCGCAAGCCGTTACACGCGGTAGGCGACCCACGAACCATCCGACACCTTGCGAGCGCGGTAGCGCCCCGAAGTGCTGATGGCAACCGTGTTGGAGCCGACCACCGTAAACCCGGTGCCGCCGTTGAGCGTCACCGCACCCGAGGCCGAACCCAGGTTGACGATGACGAACTCAAACGCCGAGTTGGCGCCCATGTTCGGCTCCGCCGCGTCCATGAGCGCAGCGGTGGGCAGCGTGAAGCCGACCGCCGAAGCGTTGGTAGACGTGATGAGGCCGTTGACGAGATCGCTCGACACAAGGGTGACAGTCGTGCCGGTGTAGGCGACGGGAGCCGCCTGCGGCGAAAACTGCACTTCGTCAAAGTTGCCGTTACCGATCTGGTAGCCACCAGTTCCGTTTGCGATAGGCATGATTGAAAATCTCCTGGAAAGGGTGGTGAATTAGCCCCAGACGCGAGCGGCGAGCTGCGGACGGATGACTCCGTAACCGTACAGCACGTCGATGCGGCAAGGCATCCGGTCGTTGTTGATGTCGTACTGGCGCACGATACGCAGGCTGATGCCGTTGTGAACCTGCCGCGAGGCCATGTCAACGCCCTGCGGGAGCAGGAGGTCGGCGGTGGCAAACGAAATCGCGTCCTTGTGGTACGCGAGGTTCTGCGGGTAGCTGGTGCTGGCGGCACCAACGAAGGTCACGACGGCGCTGTTCTGCGGGAACGAGTCCACGGTGGCAAGCGGGTGCGACGAGGTGTAGATCGCCGGGCTGATCTTCACGTTCGTGAACGCGCTGGCCGCAGCCGTGTTGGCTTCGGTCACGACGAACTGCTGGAGCGAACCGGTCGATTCGCGGGTCTGCGGGTTGACCGCAAACACGTTGGCGATGGTAAACACATCACCCACCGCAAGCGTCTGAGCGGTCGTACCGTTGAACGAAATGGTGGTCGCGCCCTGAGCCGACACCGTGCCGTTCACCGTGATGCTGCCCGAACGGGAGCCGGTGGTGAACTGCTTGATGGACTGCGACATGCCGATCTCGTCAAAGCCGAGGATGCCCTCGCCCATCATGCCGCCCTTGAACTGCTTGCTCACGGTGCTGACGGGATTGAACAGACCCTTCATGCCCTCGACCAAGCCGGCGTTGGCAGCCGGGTTGACCGTGAGGTAGCGCGGCGACATCGGCGCGGCAGCCTCGTTGAGCTTCTGGTTGGCCTGGAGCAGAACCAGCGAGGTCGCCGGCGTGGTGCCGGGGGTGCCGACCGACTGGTAGATGCCGTTGTAGGCGTTCGCCACATCGGCGTCCACGCTCGACGCAAGCTGCGAGATACGCGGCTTGAGGACGCGCTCCGCGAAGTCGTCCAACGACAGCGCAAGCTCGGCGGACGTGAAGTTCACGCCGACATGCTTCTGGCTGGACACGGTGAGCGAGGTGAACTGCTCGTTGTCGGACTGCACCTGGAGGGCGGCGCCGTCCGTCACTAGCGCACGGTCCGGGAGACGGATGCGCAGGGTCGAGCCGATCTTGGCGCCTTCGACGGCGAACGAGTCGTCGTACTGGCGGTTGACGTTGCGGGTGATCACCAGGTTGTTCTCAAGGATCTCAAGAGCCTTGCGGGTGATCATGTCGATTGTAAGAAGTGAATTGGCCACGGATGTCTCCGAAAAAAGGGTTAGCGGTTACGCGCTTCCCACATCTTCTGCTGCCGCAGGCGCTCGGCTTCAATCCACTCCGATGTACTCATGTCCTTGATGGAACGAGGGTCGGTCGTGTCTCTCGCCGGCGCACCTGCCGCCCTAGCCGTTACCGGCTTGATGGGGGGTGGCGCACTTGTCGTCTTGCGAACCGGAGCGGGGTTGTCAGCCAACTTCGCTTCGATTCGCCCAATCTCTTTGGCTTGCAGAAACGGGGCCAAGCGGGAGATACGGTCTGCTTCCTGGGGGTTAGACCCAAGGTAGTAGGCCACATCGGGGCCGACATCGGACGCTTGAATCGTCTCGGCCATCACGGTCGTGATTCGCAGCGAGGGGTTGTAGGCGACTCGTTCAAAGTCGTCGTACTTGTCCCGCGCCGATTCCTCACGCTCCTGATACGCCGAAAGCCGGTCAAGGCGCTCGCGTTCAGCCTCGCGTTGGGCGAGAAGTTCCGCGGCTTTGCGTTCGGCCAGAGCCTCCGCATACGCCTCGGGATCCTCGTCCTTGGGCGGCAACGGCGCGTCGGCTCGGGGAGCCTCGGGTGCCTTCACCGCCTGTTCGCGTTCCCACTTGCGCCGTTCACGCGCAAGCCTCTTACCTACCGCCGCGTCCAGTTCCTCTTGGGTAAAGGTCTTGGGGGTAGGCGTTTCTTCCGGCTTTGCCGCCGCAGGGGCAGCAGCTTCGGGTTCCGGGGTCGCCGTGACTTCCGGTTCCAGCGCGGGTACGTCCGCTACAACTTCATTCTCAGACATGTGGTGATCCTTGCGAATCCCTGGTCAACCGGGCCAGTACGGGGTCGATACTATGCCACTTGTGGCACAGGTGCAACTAATATGCGAGGCCGATGCCGGGATCGGGCTGGAAGAACAGATACGACACCGGAAGCACGATGCTCCAATAGGTATACGCCGAAGGGTCAGCGCCGCCAGGTATGGGGCTAGCCGCCGACTGCGGTTGGGCAGGGGCGGTAGCGAGTTGAAATGCAGCGACTACAGCCATCGGTCACTCCCACAGCATAGCAAGTTTATAGTTTGTTGACTCAGAGGCATCGCCTGTTGGGTTATCGTCTAGCGCAACATAGGTTCGCGGTGTAGTGCCAACAAGCGTGGTGGAAAAAGTGCTTCCAGACGGAACTTCACTACTGACTATTGTCGCTACATACGGGTTGGGCAGCACTAGCGGTAGCGCGGTCCAATGAAGGAAGCATTGCGTATCCGCGCCTATGATGGAAGAAGTTATACCCATAGGAACAAGGGCGTATCTTCCGTCATCATTAGCGGCTAGCGCAGTATTAGTCTGAAAATTTAAGGCTTGAACAATTGCGGAAGGCCCCGTTGAGGGATTTTGCCTCCAATAAACTGTTGCACCTCTAGTATCTACCGCGCCATTGGAATCTGTAGTGCGAGCAACCGCTGCAAACATTATAGGGACGTTTGTTCCTACTGCGCCGTTCCGATAGCCCAAAAAGCCAAAAAATCCATCTTTGTACACCAAAAAAGACTGGCGGTTAGTCCCCGCCGAGGATATATTTGTAGACACTATAGCGCGCCTATCCGATACAGTCCCCGTAAGCGTACCCGAACCGTTACTGCCCGTCCCCACGGTAAGCCACATACTGGGGGTAGCAAGGCTACTAGAACTACCGTACTCGATCTTCAAGAATATTGACGAATCGGTGTAACGCCAAATCTCATACCCCGCAGCGGTGTTGATTGCAGGTCGCGTAACCGTAGTCCAGTCGATTTGCCCTGTGTCCGCAGTTTTGACCAGCCCGACATCGGCAAATGAAGCGGACAGATCAGAACCCCATGCCCTAAAATTGGCGTCATTAGCCTGGGCAATCGGAAAAAACCACGCCTTTGTGGTCACGGCGTCTCCTCTACGATCAACTGAAAGTTGATGGCCGTAAT